TGCCGACCTGGGCAAGGGTTTGAAGACCAAGCGCGAGCGCAGCTGGAACAGCACCACGCTTGGCCAGGTGCTCGCCGACATCGCCAGTGCCAGCGGCCTCAACACCAATATCGCGCCGGCAGTAGCTGAACGTGCAGTGAAGCACCTGGACCAAGCCAACGAGTCCGACGCAAACCTGCTCACCCGCCTCGGCGAGCTGCACGACGCGGTCATCACGGTCAAAGCTGGGAAGCTGCTGTGCTTACCAGCTGGTGGCGGTAAAACACCCAGCGGCTTGGCGCTTCCTCATGTGACGCTGACTCGGGCCGATGGCGACGGCCACCGTTTCCTGCAGGCCGATCGGGACAGCTACGATGGGGTGAAAGCCTTCTACTACGACGTAGGCAGCACGAAAAAGCAGGAAGCGATTGCCGGCGGCGGCGATAAGGTCAAGGAGTTGCGTCACACGTACAGCGATCGAGACTCTGCCCTTCGGGCTGCACGCTCGGAGCTCAACCGCCTGCAGCGCGGCAGTGCAACGCTGAGCTACAACCTGGCCAAAGGCCGCGCCGACCTGATCCCGGAGCTGACATACAGTCTGCACGGCGTAAAAGCGGAGATCGGCGCCCTTGTCTGGTACGGCGGGAACGTACAGCACAGCCTCACAGCTGATGGCGGTTTCACTACCAGTCTCGAACTGGAAAGCAAGCTGCCAGAGGACTCGGTCGAAGGGCTCAACCAAGACGAGAACGGCGGCACGTACACCGGACTAGTGGCGTTTTATCGCGATAGAACTACTGGCAAGGAAATGTCAGTGATCGCTGGCGATGCCACCAAGCCAAAGCGGATAAAGAGGGTTTACGACAACAAGGAAGCCGCTCAGAAGGCAGCTGATCGGAAATGGAAGAAAATGCAGGGTAGCTCTCAATAGCTACCCTTTGAAAAAACTTTCAATTCAAACGGTGTGCCAAGTCTACAACCTTTCTGTAGCTACGTAGTCGTTCTGGCGCATCACCATTACAGTTGGCATAAAAGACAGTTGAACGCCACCCTTCTAGATTCTGCCCAAAGGAGCGGGAATTTTGCTCATCCACCATCACTATAGAATGATAGAACGACGCCAGATCAAAAACACTTTCCAAAGAGCCCGCAAATAAAAATTTTGTATTAACAAGGCGGTAATCAAATGACCTCTGCAAGTCCTCAATACCTCTAGCACTAAAGAAAGTTAGATATGTATCGATCTTAGAATTCTTATAAAAAACAAGAAACGCCAACCAGAAGAAATTAATATTCCCCCCAATGGTATCAGCCGCACCTTTGATTTGCTGAATATAGTTATTAATTTCACGCAAACCCACATCAAAGCATTTAGCCAACGCCACAACCATCAATTGATTTTCATTGTAACCTTCAAGTTCGCAACTTACCGTATAACGATCTGGATAAACGACATTCTGCCCCATTCCGCGTGCTGACTGGTAGTAGAAATCATCCACACGGCCAGCCACATTTATGTTGATCGCTATCGAAGGCACGGGCGGCAGCATGCTTTGAACCAATGGATAGATGTTATCATTATCCAACCTAAACTCAGCATCAAAGAAACGATTCAAGTAACGTTCCGAATGAAACCCTTGCCCGTATACAGCCCGAATCGAATGCGCGAGCTGCACTGAATCGGAAGCGATAACAAACCTACAATCGTCCAGCTCGAAGAAGTGCTTAATGCGCTCTAGCAGTTCGATCGCGTAAGTGGGCCTGCAGCGATCGAGTTCATCAATAAAAATGAAAGCTGGCGCCTTCAGGCCTCGATTCTCAGCTGCCAGAGACAATCTTCTAGATACTTCCGCCTTAAACTCTTTTACATTCTGTTTCGTTTCCATCTGATCTTTAATCAGAGATTCAACCACACCTTCCGTAGCTTCTTCAGCACCATCACCAAAAAGATCATTTAGCTCAACACCACTAAATTTTTTGAAGAGCCCTTTTAAAATCAGAGGGCCGGCCTTTTGAACCAGTAATGAACCAGCATTAACTACACCCTGACCGACTTTCGTAGAAGTGATATCAACAGGGTCACGCAACTGATCTTCGATACAAGCAATCAACGCCACTAGCGGCTCGGCAGAATAATCAGTCTCCCATGCATTGAAGCGCACGCAAACATGCTTCTCAGAAAGCGTTGCAGCCCAACGCTCCAAGAAAAAAGACTTGCCGGTACCCCAAGGCGAGTTGACATTCAGAACTTTTACATGCGCGTTACTTAAAATGTATTTAGTCAGGAAGTCAGCACTTGGCTTCCTATCCATATGGTCGTCTTGCCAAATACCGTCCATTACTTCTCCTTTTGAAGGGGGCTTGTCAACCAAACCCCACTATAACCCCTTACTCAGAGGACTTTCGAAGCACCTCCAATACCCTCATCAAATCTTGTCGCCGCTGCTCGTCCAAGCCGCGTAGCAATTCGATAAAGAGGCGTTCCAACTGGGTAAGGCTTTCCATCATAGGTACTCCATTTCCATAAGACATATGCGGTATCGAAGACACCGCACACAACCAGATGGCAAGTTGAAGAACCCTCCCAATTACCTATGAACTAAATAGGGGCAGCCATAAACCAGGTGCCCATTTGGTCTGTTGATTTAATGCTCAACTTGACCTGTCCGTAGGTTTCTTTGCTTCCTTTCATCATTTCTGGCAGCTTTTTGAATACATCACGGTGGTTGGCCTCCGGCGCAGCTGCGGCAAGCGCGGCGGTCCCGATAAGCATGATTTCCACACCCGACGAAGGCGAGCCATCACCAACACCGATCAGCATTACATCGACGATATCTCCCGTGTCCTTCGACACCGTCAAAATCAGCGAAGCGAAAGGCCCTAATTCAGCCTTGAGTACATTGTTCACCTCGCCAGTTAAAACCTCAGCTGGATTGACTCGGTAAGGCTTCTCAAACTGTTCAAGCAACGGATTAATCCGGTCAGCATAAACCGCTGGGGTCATCTGCAAAGATTTAACGTCAGAAGCTTCTGGCGTAATTACCTGTTTATCCGCGACTGAAGCAGTCGCTTGGCTAGGTGTTTTGCTTTCTACAACCCCCGTAGATACAGCTATTCCGGCAATGGCAACCGCCATGAAGCAGCAGGCGAAACTCCCAGCCACCTGCCTAGTCAACCAACCACTACCACGCTTCTTCATTCGGCCCGCCAGCCACCACCAGGTAGCCACACCCACGCCGAGGCACAAGACCCCAACCAAATCATCCATATATCGTCCTCGACATTCGACCGGCCCCCATGGCCGGCAACAGCAGTCCTTTCAGCTGAGCACTATCAGCTGCTTGTCACTTGAACGAGTTCGCTTTCGCGAAAGCTCGCGCAGTGCGTTGCAGCACCGCCCGGTCCGGCTCGTCAATCGATCGTAGGATCTCCACGAACTCTGTTTCCTCAGCCGTGAAGCTGGAGGACGGCGGCAACACCCTAACGCCGGTTATCACGTACAGGACGTCCACGCCCTGCTCCGCTGCGGCCGCAAGGTAGTTCGAATCAGGGCTGCGCTCACCCTTTTCGTAGTTGTACTGGGTGTTTTTCGACGCCCCTGCAAGCGCAGCAAAATCCGTCTGGTTCAGCCCCAGCCGCTCACGTTCTTCTTTCAGACGCTCGCCAATTCCCACAAATGTCTCCATAGGCAATTGACTTTCCCTCAAACGAGGGAAATAATCGCCACAGCATCACACGAAACCACACGAAATCACACGAACCGAGACTATGCCCAACAGCTACCCCACCGAGCAAGCGTGCCAAGCGGCTCGCGCTCGAATTGCGCGGCAAGGAATCTCAGCGAAGGAATGGGCCGAGCAACATGGCCTCAGTCCCTCAACCGTCTACGCCGTCCTCAACGGCCAAAAGAAGTGCCTTCGAGGTGAATCACACCGGGCAGCTGTGCTGCTCGGGATCAAAGATGGCGAAACAGAAAACTAGTCGCCCTGGCCCAAGGAAGAAACCAGAACATGAAGACCACCGTTCTAGAGACCCTA